ACAACATATGTAAATTTGAACCTTCTTCTGTTTTTCCCAAAGCTTGTGAAGCATTACCCATAGCACCAGCCCAAAACTTTTGAGCTGCTTCTTTAGCTCTTGGCAACATAAACTCTTCAAAGTCTTGTAATGTTGTCTTTCTTATTTCTCTTATTATTACATCTAGAGCTTCTACTAATGTATCATCTGATTCATCACTTAACAACCACGTCTCGATTCTTTTTTGAGTTTTTAAGGGTATCCAATACGTATAAATTACCAAGTAGATCAAGAAGCTCAAAACCCAAATAGCAGCGAATGTTTCGTCGTTCATATTTTTCCTTTGACATAATCTAAAGATACCGTAAACCCTTTTTGAAACATACATGAAACAATCCAAGCAGCCCCGAAAGCAGTAAATTTCCAACCATCACCTAATTCGCTTCTAGCATTGGCAATACAATCAGCTAAAGCAGTTTGAAATGTGTGAGAAGCTTCTTGTGCAGGTTCTACAAAAGGTATATCTTCTTTCTTTGGTATTACTTCTTCTACGTCTTCTACAAAATCCTCAACTATTTCTTTTACTTGTTCGGGTATCTCTTGAAGTGTTTGTACTAATTTATTCCAAATAGCAAGAGCATCTTCAATGCCATCATACAGAGAAGCTAAAACAACACCTTTAGGTAAATTAAGATCAACTGCTGGTATTACTTCTGCTACTGCAATAAATCTAGAAAGTGCCTGAGCCCTTTTATCTAGATTAACAAAACCATACCACATAGCACCTTGAACAAAAGGCCCTACAATAGGCATACCAATTTTAGCAACTTCAGTCCAGTTTATATCTATAGGTTCTTTCTTCTTGCTCATACAACACGCAAAGCTGCAAATTTAATATTTGAAGGTCCACCAGTACTGTTAGTGATCTTAAACTGTAGTAGCTTTAGGTTAGCTACTCTTCCCTGAATAGGAAATATATTCCATACATCTGCTACTAAAGTTTGTGAATCAAATATTAAAGTTTCAAAGTCGTCTTGTGTTGCAGTAGCTCTAAAAGCACCCGATAATGTAACTGCTGCATTAACTGGTGTTAAGTTAGCATAAGAATAGGTAGCTGGTCCCATAACTGCTACTATACTATAAGCTCCAGCATTACTAGGATTGAGAGCTATTGTTAAATCTTGAAAGCCTGACATGTCGATATACTCGTGGTCTGCTCTTTGTGGTGCGAGTATTGCAGCACCATTAGCTACTGCTTCAAAAGTAGGATCAATAAGAAAAGCAGTATCGCTTTCTATTACTCCAGTCCATTCACCAGTCAAAGCATTAACTGTCCCGACTGTAATAGCTGGGACTACTTCTTGTCTAACTGTTATGTTAGAATCAACTGGGTCAGTCTTAATCCCTTGTGCCGTCTCTGCACTCCATGGTGCAAAATTGGTTTTAGCCATTATTCGAAAGTCAAAGTAACGGCAACATCCACGGCCGCAGTTGATCCAACTTGGGCATATGCGATTTCGCAACTATTTCCGCTTTGCACAGATAGGTTAGTATCTTGCTGAACGAAATTCATATTTGAACCTGTTGAGGTTCCCATTGTGTTTTGTCCACCGGCACAAAATACCGCACTACCATCTCGCATAGCGTTTCCAGATATAGAAACTAAACCTGCATATTCTTCTCCGGCACCATCTGCTGCCTGAGAAATTGAGATATGTCGTATAGCCGATACTCCGGCTGGGACAGTAAACGAACTGCTTACTGAACTTCCTGCGATTTGATTAAGGGAAACGAACGAGGTTGAGCCCGTCAAAGTCCCTGCTGGTGCTGATCTACTGATTACTATTGCCATGTTTATATTCTGAAGTAAAGTTTACTTCCTCCGAGTTTTAGTTGTGGAAACTGCCTACGAGCAAAAGCACCACCTAGTGCAACTACTCCAGCAGTAACTAATGTCTTTCTACCTTCATCTGTGCCAATCATATTAACGGCATTAGATGATAATGTATTGAATGCGGTTCCTAATTGACCGTCTGTGATATCTTTAACAACACCTTCGACAGTTTTAGAACCTCTACCGCCAGATGTTGCGATAGTGCGGCCTGCGTTTAGATACGCTGCTATGGCAAGACCTGAGGCCATGCCCGTTATACTTGGATGCGGTAGTGATTTCTTCATATTACTCCTTTTTGAGGGCCTACGGGCAGTTGATCGCTTAGATGTCTTTGTTGAGCGAGACTTTGCTGCTTGATAACGTGCTTTAGAGATAAGTTTGTTATCTTTAAAATACATCATCCTGCCGTTTTTAGCTCTCTTAGCCCGTAATACCATTATATTTGTATACCCAAATCCATTATATAACCTTATTCCATCTACACTTCACTTATATTCCCATTCCTTATCTAAAGAATTATGAGCGAGAACTTATTGAGTGCGTACATAGCTACGCCAAGCTTTGCAATATGGGATGGTGAACACGCCATTCTAAACTTTACAGGAAAGTTAATACCTGATTTTGTAAAGGTAGATGCTAATGGGAAAGAGCAACACTACTTAGGACTAGAAGTTATGTTGATCTCTCATAGTAATGAGAACTATTCGCATAGGCATGATTCGGTTTGTATATTCCGAACTGGCAAGACATCTACATTAGCGAAATGGGCTAATGACCCAGAAGGGGGTATTAAAAGCGTAAACAAGAAAACAGTCTTTAAAGTTTTTAATTCAACGAAGTTAGGTTTTGACTTGAGGATAGAAAATGTCGCTTGAACTAAAGGGCATGGATGGGAAATGGCATGTGCATGCAAGTGTTGACATACTACGAAAGCATAGAGGTGAACATAACCATGGCGATGTCATGCTCGAATTACTTGCGAGTATAGGTCAAGAACTAGAGAACATCACCGAACTCCTTGAGCCTGAGTTTAAAGATAGGTAGGTTGTTGTATGGAATTAGTAGCTACAATGCCGTATCTTTGCGTTAAACTGCGTTATTTGCGTATTCCCAAGCCTTTTGATACCGTTGTAGCTGCGACCTTTTCCGAACCGGCTGCATTTTGCAGCATTGGCATTAATTTCGAGGCAGCCATCTGGACATACCATGGTTGGCCTGAGAGATCCTTCGTCATTTCTGACAACATATGTAAATTTGAACCTTCTTCTGTTTTTCCCAAAGCTTGTGAAGCATTACCCATAGCACCAGCCCAAAACTTTTGAGCTGCTTCTTTAGCTCTTGGCAACATAAACTCTTCAAAGTCTTGTAATGTTGTCTTTCTTA